AGTATTTAAGGCAGTACTAAGGGAATCTAATGTTAAGTTTGAGGACACAGACACTGTGAAGCTTGAGCTTGATGAGAACCATACTATATCAGGTTCATACGACTTGGCTATAAATGATGCAGTAGATGATATTAAGTCTGCATCTGATTGGTCATACAAGTATAAGTTTGATTCATACGAATCTCTACACGCAGGAGATAGCTTTGGTTATGTAGGACAACTTGCAGGGTATGCAAAAGCTGCAGGTAAAAAAGCAGGTGGTTGGTGGGTGTTAAACAAAGCCAATGGACACTTTAAGTATGTACCTGCTAGAATTGAGATGGACTACGAGCTTAATAGAATAAGAGAGAGTATAAAGAAAGCTGAAGCAGAAGAGTTGGTACGTTGCTTTGAGCCTGAACCTGAAACATTCAGAGGAAAAGAGACAGGCAACATAATACTAAATAAGAACTGCACATTCTGTTCTTATAGAACTACTTGTTGGGAGAACTTAATAGAGCTACCTGCACAGATGTCTAAGGCAAAAGAGCCTAAGATGGTTCAGTATATAAGTCTAAAGGAAGCTTAAATGGCTATCCCTAAAGTAAGAAAAGAAGCACTAAAGTATGGGTACAGGAGTGGGCTAGAACATTCTATCTCACTCTACCTTACTGAATTAAAACATAAATATGGTTATGAGACTATTAAGATAGAGTGGGAAGACCTAACCTATCGCAAATACACTCCTGATTTTATACTTAGTAATGGTATTATAATAGAGACAAAGGGTAGATTTGTAACAGCAGATAGAAAGAAACACATACTAATAAAACAACAACATCCTAACTTAGACATACGTTTTGTATTTACTAATAGTAGAAGCAAACTAAGTAAAGTTTCTAAGTCTTCTTATGGTCAATGGTGTACTAGATACGGATTCAAATACCATGACAGAATAATACCTGAAGATTGGTTAAAGGAAAAGGGTAAGAATAAACACCCTGAGTTTATAAAATTTGCAGGTGCTAAATTAAGGAGACCTAGTTGACAGTTAAGAATAAGATGAGGGATGAAGACTTTGTAGTCAATATAAGACCACAGATAGATAGAGACTTAAAGTGGACAGGAGAAGTTTACATATCCATAATGAGTTCAGAAGACAACCCACTAGACGATGATGACTACTATGGTGTGTTAGAGTTCTGTAGGACTATGTGTGCCACAGTACCTCTTATGGAAAGAGATGAAGACTTACGATTGAGGGCAGTTGAAGAAGCTAAAAGAAACGATGAGATACCCTCACCTAAAGGGAAAGTAGTTGACAGACATGACAATGTTGTGGTACTCTCTTTTGAAGCAGACACAGATGGCAACGCATAATGAGACACATGGAGTATATGAAAATGAAACAAGATGAAGACATGGTTAATCATCCTAGTCATTATAACGAATCAGGTATTGAGTGCATTGATGCGTTACAGGCTATGTTAGGTAGTGGCTTTGAGGATTATTTACAGGGTAATATAGCTAAGTATCTATGGAGATACAAGTATAAGAATGGTACTGAGGACTTACGGAAAGCACAATGGTACTTGAATAAGCTTATAGAGGTGTCTAATGAGAGTTAAAATCATGGCAACCTTGCAGGTAGACCCTGAAGAATATCCTGTACCATCTGACGGAGATGTCACAGAAGACTTTGAAGATTATATGCGTGAACTGTTTCACGATTTAGAGGGTGTTAAGATTTCCCATATTAAGATACTAATGGAGTAAGATATGATAAGCAACTATTTACCAACGGATTACCAAAACTTCATAGCACTCTCTCGCTATGCAAGATGGAAAGAAGAAGAACAACGCAGAGAGAATTGGGGAGAGACCATTGATAGGTACTTTGACTATATGGAAGGTCATCTAAAAACTAATCATGGTTACAGTCTAACTAAAGCACTCAAGGAAAAACTGTCTACACAGATAATGAATCTAGGTGTTATGCCTAGTATGAGAGCCTTGATGACATCAGGACCTGCCCTAGACAGGTGTCACGTTGGTGGTTATAACTGTAGTTATATACCTGTTGATAGTCCACGAGCCTTTGACGAATGTATGTATGTATTAATGTGTGGCACAGGTGTAGGCTTCTCAGTTGAGAGAGAAGTTGTAGACAAGTTACCTATAGTGAATGAACACTTTGATGATAGTAGTACCATTATTAAAGTTGGTGATAGCAGACCCGGATGGTCAAAAGGATTAAGAGAACTAATTGCTATGTTATATGCAGGACAAATTCCTACATGGGATATGTCAGAGGTTAGACCAGCAGGTGCAAGACTTAAAACATTTGGTGGTAGAGCATCAGGACCTGCTCCTTTAGTTGAGTTGTTTCAGTTCTGCATTGAGAAGTTTAAGGGAGCTAAAGGTAGAAGACTATTCCCTATTGAGTGCCACGACATTATGTGTAAGATTGGTGAAGTTGTAGTTGTAGGTGGTGTCAGACGTTCTGCCCTCATCTCTTTGTCTAACTTAGGTGATGACCAAATGCGACATGCCAAGTCAGGTCAATGGTGGGAGAATGAAGGACAACGAGCCTTAGCAAATAACTCTGTAGCATTTAAGGGTAAGCCTGAGATGGGTACATTTATGAGAGAATGGACTGCACTATACGAGTCTAAGTCAGGTGAACGTGGTATCTTTAACAGACAAGCTGCAAAAGTCAAGGCATTAGAAAATGGTAGACGAGATGCTGACCATTACTTTGGATGCAATCCTTGTAGTGAGATAATCTTGAGACCATATCAGTTCTGTAATCTTACTGAAGTAGTAGCTCGTGAATCAGATACGTATGAAACACTAAAAGAAAAGGTTAGAATGGCTACAATACTAGGCACATTCCAATCAACTCTTACAGACTTCAAGTATTTACGTAAGATATGGAAGGATAATACAGAAGAAGAGAGACTATTAGGAGTTTCCCTAACAGGTATTCTTGATTGTCCTGCATTAAATCACAATTACTATGAGTTAGAAGATGTGTTACGTGATTTAAAAGAGGTAGCTATTGAGACTAACAAGAAAGTTGCTAAAGAATTAGGCATACCTCAGTCCACTGCTATAACTTGTATCAAACCTAGTGGTACAGTTAGTCAATTAGTTGACAGTGCATCAGGTATTCATGCTAGACACTCTGACTATTACATCAGAACTGTTCGTGGTGATAACAAAGACCCATTGACACAGTTTATGACTGAGAGTGGCATACCTTCTGAGCCTGATGTGATGAAGCCTGATAGCACAACTGTCTTTAGTTTCCCAATGAAAGCACCATCAGGTGCAATCACAAGGACAGCTATGTCAGCTATAGAGCAGTTAAACTTTTGGCTAGTCTATCAAAGGCATTGGTGTGAACACAAACCATCTGTAACTATTTCTGTTAAGGAACATGAGTGGATGGATGTTGGAGCATGGGTGTTCACTAACTTTGATGAGGTATCAGGTATATCATTCTTACCATTTAGTGAGCATACATATCAGCAAGCACCTTACCAAGACATAGACAAGACTAAGTATGAAAGCTTAATGAAGACTATGCCTAAGTCAATTGATTGGTCTAAGTTACAGGACTTTGAAAAGGAAGATACTACTAGTGGTGGAAGGGAGTTAGCTTGTACAGCAGATGCATGTGAAATAGTTGACATCACTTCTAATTAATGGTAGAATCACCTGAAATGTTATGGTGGCAGTGGTGGTTAATCTCTGCTATCACCATTAACACTTGTATCAATACTATAGTGTTCTTTAAAGGTAGAAAGTTACACATAAAAGAGATGCTACATCTAAAGCCTAAGAAGGAGAAGAAGAATGAGAGACTTGATAATAAACGCACTAAAGACTAAACTAGTAGGACAAATGAATAGTCATATAGCTAACATAGAAGTTATGGTAACTAATCCAGTAGGTGTAGGAGACCACCCTACTATAGTTGATACTGTAGAGAAAGAACTAGGAGCATTAGAACATGCTAATGGAAAGCTAAACGTGTTAGTTAAATATTTAGAGAGGACAGTAAACAATGCAGAAGAGACAAAGAAATCCAAATCTAAGTAAATATGATGCACCCTTAAAGATACAATTCACTAAGGGCATTACAGATTGTAAAAGGGGTAAGATAAATAATCCTTATCACCCTAATACAATGCAAGCAAGAGAGTGGCTTAGGGGTTTTAACACCTCATATTTTCAGATACTAGAGAGGGTTAAAAGTGGCGAATTTAGAAGAAGAAGCGAGAGAGTACATGCAAAATAAAGTAAAGAATGAGGAGCTTCTAATAGTAGAAGTGATGACTGCTGAGTTGTATCAATACCAAGCAACTCAAACAGCC